AGCTGAAGCCGCAGAGTAGTGTTTAGCCTCTAGCCTTTACTGAAGGCTAAGGGATAGGCATTTCGCCTGTCATTCCTAATTTAATCGGAGAAAACCATGAAAACTTACAAGGTATTGAGTATTGATGCGTGGGGTAACCCTGACATAGGTTACCACTGGAATCAATGGTTCAACGCTGGCGAGATAAAACTTGCAAGCATTGAGGATGACGACATGATCTTAAGAGAGCTGCAAGATCAAGGGTTCATCACTGATGCGTCTAAGGGTGACATTGAGGATGACCAATACAATCTTGTGGTAGTGGATAAGGTCACCAGGGAACCAATCTTCGCCATTGAGTACGGATCAACAATCTAGCCCCTAGCGTATAGCCCCTATATGGGGGCTATGCGATACGGGTTACCGTATCAATCCTAAACTTAATGAGGGTAAACAATGCAAAAGATCAAACAATCTATCGAATCAGGCGAAGGCGTGTTCTTTTGGCTGTCAGTCATCATTGGAGGCATGGGTTTCTATGCCGTCCTATGGCTCATGCTTGCCATAGCCGTTATGGTTGAGTAGTACCCTACCTTAAACCCTTACAAGCCCCTTCTAGGGGCTTTTTAATGCCTTGGAGAGCCCATGAAACTATCTGGCGACAAAAACCAATGCCCTAGCTGCGGCTTATTCTTTAATAGCACCCATGCCTTCGATAAGCACCGAACAGGCCCCTTCAATGCCCGGCAATGCCTGACCAAAGAGCAAATGGCCTCCAAGGGCATGGAATTAAACGCCAAAGGGTTTTGGATAGGAGAGGCTATAAAGGATGGTAGATGGTTCTAGCCTGCCTCATAGGTCATGGTAAGGGGTAAGGTACCCCAAACCTATGGGATAGGCTGAAACACCCCTACGCTTTGGCTTCCAGGGCTATCTAGACATATAAACTGTTCTATACGCGCGCGTAGGTGGGTCACCCTGAACTTTGCACCGTTACGGGCTGTTTAGAGTCGCCGAGCCGACTAACCAGAGTGACCCGTACACATCTTACCCGCAGGCTGGCAGATGACCCAAGCTGACCCAGCGGCTGACCCATCTCCCAAAAAGTTATCCACAGACGCTATATAGATTGTTTTTCTTATTATGTTTTTTTTTAAGAGTACTAAGCGTATATAGGTAGTACCGAAGCATATACGGAGAACAGTAGTATCTACGGAGAACAGACGTATAGTAGAGTACTACTATATATATAAGAGTACTCTACGATATACGAAGAACCTACCTATATACGACCCTTAAACGCTTTGTTGTCCACAAAGTTATCAACAAGTTATACAGAGTTATCCACATAGTTATCCACAGGCTATAGGTATCAGATTTCGATAGTTACAAAGCAATGAACTAGTCTATATCTGTGCTAGTCTCATTACTGTAAACCTAATAGGAGGGGATATGAAAGTTAATCTAAGCATCAAGCAATGGAAGGACAAGGACGGGAACTGGTCGTATGTACGGCATCCCCAGACTACCTATGTCGAGACTAAGACGGTGGCTTATAACCGACCGTTCCCAAATGAGGCATTTCTCGTTGATGCCCATATAGACCCAGATGATCGTCTGCGGTTTAAGTACAGGCGAGAGGGTCAGGAGACGGCTCTGAAGGCTAATCTGAGACTAGAGTTTAAGGAGGGGCAGTTAGTGGATGCCAAGATCATCGGGAAGAAGCCTGAGTTCTCCATGACCACAATGGCAGACTGATATGACTATGCACACCTGTAGTTATTACTGCGACAGACCTGAGTGCATCAAAGCGCAGAGGGATGAGTTACGCCAAAAGTTAAAGCAGGCAGTAGCGGCAGAGCGTGAGGCGTGCGCGAAGTTGGTTGAGGCCGATGGACTGGCCCGTGGTGCAGACGGGTATATGTTGACCAAAGCCGCAACAAGAATCCGAGCCAGGGGTGAGTTTAGTAAGCCTCTTGACAACGCTGTACACGCCAGCGACATATCGCAAGAACGTGTCGATGAAACGGCAAAACGTAAAGATGAGTGGGTTGGGTTTGCGCACGAAGAACTTGCTTGGTTAAACAAGGCTTTGAATCTTGGTGGGCGGTTTGCGGTTATTGAAGCCATCGAAGCCAAACTAAAGGAAAAGAATTGTCCGAGCGCAGACTAATTACTAGGCGGCAGGCAGAGATTATGAATTTACTAACTGCCGGGTTTGAGCGTAATCGGGTAGCAGAACTGATGGACATCAGCCGCTGGACGCTGGAGAGCCAGATACGCCATGTATACGTCAAATGGAATGTTCACAAAATGAAGGATGCACTAGCGATATGGAAGGAAGAATCATGGAAATACAAGTAAAGAGTGAGTCGTATTGGTCTGGGTTCGCGTTAGGCATCCTAATGACCCTTCTGACGGTCTTAGCGGCAGACAAGCTACTAAGTACGCCACAGAGCCTACAGACCAGCCTAGACCTTCCTAAAGACATCGTAGGGGCATATCGGTTAGGTATCGCCGATGCCTTGAAGACGAACCCTGCCTCCTGGCAGTTAGAAGAAACTTGTTTGGAAGTATGGTCAAACAAGCAGAAGTAGTGTATAGTTGTATCGTTGTATTCATTCATTTAGCCTAATCATTAAGGGGAATATCATGGAAACAAAACTGCCATTGAAGTGGGATAAGGCGGCTGTACGCCGTTATCTCGACAATTCGTTTGGTCACTTAGATGATCAAGACCTCTATCTCCTGACCAGTTTCATCTCAAACTGCTACATCGATGGGCGTATCGATGGAATCAACGTCAGTAGCGAAATCTGGCAAGAAAGCTATAAGTCAGCCAAGGAGGTGAGCCATGTCTGACTTCTCTCCCGAAGTAAGGAATAAGGCACTCTGGAGCAACGATGCCCGTAGGTTCGTGGAAGGGCGTGGAGGCGAGGTATACGCCGAGAAGATAGGTGCCAAGGGTCAGGACGATCTGAGCCAGGTCGAGGCAGTGCAAATGGGTCTGGTAATGCAAGAACCCATTATGCGGGAGTATGCGCGTAGGAACCAGATCGAGTTCAAAGACGCTGACTACGCTATCTATCATCCCAAGCACAACTACCTTGCTAGCCATTTCGACTACATAAGTGCAGACGGACGCACACTCTACGAGGTCAAGAACCTAGGCATCCACCAGCGTAAGAAGTACGGGGACAACGGTACAGATCAGGTAGACCTTGGCTACCGGGTGCAATGCCTCCACGAAGCCACCGTGCATCAGATAGAACAGGTAGTGCTGGTCGTATGCTTTGGCGGTCAGGAGATTGTGGGCTACCCGCAGACCTTTGGTGCTGATCTACAGGACATCCATGCTAGGGAGATGGCAGAGTTCTGGGGCCGTATCCAGGCCCGTACCTTTGACCCTGAGACGATGGGAGACGCTGCCAAGCTGGTCTATCGCCAAGACAACGGAACCAATCTATTAGCCACTCAGAGCCTTGAGCAAGCCTGTCAGGTACTCAAGGTACTCAAGGAGCAGATAAAGACGCTAGAGGGCCAGGAACACGATCTGGTGTCCAAAATCCAGGGCTACATGATGGAGTCCAGCCAGCTTGTCTCGGTAGATGGGGCAGTCCTAGCCACTTGGAAGGCTAGTAAGGCAAGCAAGCGGTTTAACGCCGAACTGTTCAAGTCCTCCATGCCAGACATTTATGAGAAGTTTGTCATGGAACAGCCTGGTTCCCGCCGGTTCCTACTTAAGTGAGGATGCTATGGGCGTAGAACTCACTGTAACCAAGTATGAGAATGGAGATGATTGGTTCACGTTCTATATTGACCGCCAACTCACCTATGACTTTGATGAGGAGGAACTTCGAGAGATTTGTTATATGTATCTAGACAAAATCCTTATTCAATACATGGATAAGGATTACTGGGACGAAACTGAGCAAGAACACGGCAAGCAACTTGTTGAGAGCGTGAAGGTGGCTCTGCGAGTGTTGAGCGATCACGGAACATTATTGAAACCTAATAAGGGAGTACGTTATGAGCAACGTAAGAACGATTAATCCCACGACAGGGACGGTTGTGCTGAAAGAAGAACTTGATCCCAAGGTCATTGAGAGCATCGTCATCAATGGAGATCTGAGCAAGCTAGCACCGCCTCAAAAGGTGGCCTACTACAACTATCGCTGCCAGAACGCAGGGCTAGATCCTGCTGCCAAACCTTTTGATCTACTGAAACTAAACGGTAAGGAGGTCTTATATGCCAACGCCAGCGCGACGCAGCAACTCTGTGCCATCCACAGATTGTCTACTCAGATTACTCACCGCGAAAGGGTCGATGACATATACCTTGTCTCGTGTCGAGTTACAGGCGCTGATGGACGCGTTAGCGAAAATCAAGGGGCTGTCAGCATCGCAAACGCAAGAGGCGATGCGCTTGCTAACGCCATCCTCAAAGCTACAACTAAAGCCATTCGTCGAGCCGTCCTCTCCCACTGCGGCCTCGGTATGCTCGACGAAACCGAAGTCGAAACCATCCCTGGCGCAAGAGCCGAACCCTTGGTCATTCCTGACACCCCCAGAGAAGATCACTCACAGGGTTCCCAGGGGGTTCATGCACTCAAACAAGGGGAAGGTATCGTTTTGATGATACCGGGCATGGAAGAGCCGTATAGCCGCCATGTCAACAACGAGGAATG